AGGGCTGATAGTAGTTAAGACGATTAGTCTCTTGACGCTTTTTAAGGGTGGATAGTATCTCTTCTATTCTTTGAGTTTCGGTAGACATAGTTATCCACCACTAAGTATAGTGATTTTTTTTCTTTTTGCAACTATATCTTGTGTTTTTAGGCTAAAAAGGCAGATAAAATTAATTACCTGCCTTTCACGACTATGCAGAAACAAACTTTTATGCAGAATCAAACTTTAATGTAGGTTAATTATAGCACTACTGTTTTTCAAAACAAGGTTTTTAAATTTTTTTTCTAGCCATATGAGTGTCAGTAAGTAGTATTAGTATAGAACATATTTCCCCTCCGATGTGGGGAGTGATAGTCGTCTCGCTCTCTTTATTTAAAAAGGGGGTCGCACCCCCTGCGAGCGTAGCGAGCAGGTAGTCCGAGCGAAGCGAGGTGTTGGCCCTGGCGGAGCCAGCAATATTAGAATATGCTAATATACTAATATGCTAATATGCTAATGTAAGTTACTCGGCCGAAGGCCGAAAAATATGGGCCGAAGGCCCTGAAAATTATTTGCCCGAAGGGCGCCATATTAGTATTTGCTAATATACTTATATTCCCTGTGGGGCCCGTTAAGGCCCCTTTGGAGAAACTATGCAGTTAATCTACCTAGTACGCTTAAGTAAGCTATAGCGGCCTTTGTAGCTGCCTCTCTGTCTTCGCCTAGATGAAGCATTCTAGCATCAATTAGGTTTTGCAATGCATTCTCTGATTCGTTCATGCGTTCGCTTAGTAGTTCATATTTGTTCATTTTGTTTTCTTCCTGGGGCCCGAAGGCCCCTATATTGTTTATTTAATAGTATTTAGCGAATGATAAAGCTTTTGGCACAATGTCCGCTTTTTCATTTCCTGGTACTGGTAAATCATGAGCGATAACTCTGCCTAATACGTCAACGTCATATCCGTCCAGCTTATGAAGTCCTACAATACCTTTGAGAGCATCTTCCCCGTGGTTTTCGTAAAGCTTTCTAACTGATATGCTGCAGTTTAGTTTTCCCCAATGGCAAAGAATTGAATCAACAATGTCTGTTGCCTCTTGATGTAGTTTTATATATTCTTCTTTTTTCATTTTGTTTCTCCGTTTTGTTTCTATAAGTTTATAATATCAAATACTATAATAATGTCAAGTATTATTTTAAACTAATGCTAAATACCAAATAGCAGTCCATAACATAAATAGTGCTGTGTATCCTAGAAAGTTTATTAAGTGTTGCATTTTGTTTATCTCCTGGGAGGCCCGAAGGCCTCCCTATATTGTTTATTTATTTGTATATTTAATGTTTAAGCTTTTTTGTATTAATTGAAGTACGCTCTCTATACTGTGCAATATATCTTCTGAGTCTGCGTTTTCATTGTTTCTTAAAAACTCACATTGAACCTCTAACATTCTTAAATGTGATTCTTTTAATGTTATTCTTTCTCTTGTTATTTCCATTTTGTTTTTCTCCAAACTAGGTTAATTCCTAGTATGATTATATTATTACAAATAATGACATATATGTCAAACATTTATTTTAATATATATTGTGTGCGTATATATATCTATTATATATATATCTATTAACCCGCCCGCCCGTACCTGAGTATAATGTCTGTTATATAAAATTGTCAAGTATTATTAGGGCATATTAGAATATCTGAATATACTAAAATGCCTATATGAATAATGTGGGCAAAATTGCCCCACCCACCCACCTATTATAATTCTTTGTGTTCGTATATGCAAGGATTATTTATACAAAAATAATAAATATATTTCTTGTATTAATATTTGTATTCATATATAATATCTATATGGCTGTAGAGAAAACATTATAATCTAAGGACAACCCCTGGGCGTATGATTATTCTCATTAGCATATAAGGATATACTAATATTATTATATTAGGGGTAGTTATTTTATAGATTATCTAGGGGCCTATATTTTATAGATTAGGGCGTGTGAGTGTTAATATATATACGTCTTTCCCTTATCCAGTCTATAGCGTGCGTGATTTGTAAAACCCTCAAATAAGCCTATTATTGCTTACTATAGTAGTGTATTAGTATATAGAATAAGGCATTTAGGACTTTTCCCCGCCATCAGATTTTTATTTTACTTGTATAAGAATATTAGTAGATTCTAATATAGATATGCACTAAAAAGCCCGTATATTTCAACGGGCTAATATTGTGTTATTTAGGCCATGTTTTAGACATTCGCACCCCCTTTTTCTAATATTTCTAATGTTAATTTTTGACTCATATAATCAGTAATATTAAACTTTTCTTCTGCTTTTATTTCCACATCCCATTTATCAATTAATGATATAAAGTTTTTTTTCTTTTTCTTTACTATCTTATTAAGTTCATTAATTATGTATGCTTTTATTAAATATCTATTTTTGTTATTTACTCTTGTTTTCATGCTTGCCCCCTTGCGTATTTTGCCCCGTTTCCGTGTACTACGATAGCAATAGATTTGAATGAGTTTTCCCCATTGCATTTGTTGCACTTCTCGCATGTGGTTTTTGAGCCTTCAAGCGTTGCGGGACATAGTTTTTCATTATCTGATATTTCTGATATATCCGATATAGTTCTGAATGTTCTTAGCCCTTCACTCCATGCGGTTTTAGCTTGTTTTAGCGTTTCGCATGATGTCATTAAAAACTTCTTAATGTATTCATATGATGAAGTTTTAATATTTGCTTGATGAGTATAGCCCGTGTGAGATTTTGCGAACCTTAACAAGCCTTCCCATACCTTAGCGGGAACCGCTCCAGGGTCGCCATAAGAGCCGATGCGGATATCTTGGCCAGCTCCAAGCATTGCAAGCGGATATAAATTATCTCCATAATTAAGTTTTTTATAATTGCCCTTCTTGAAAGCTTTATAAACGGCAAGCGGTGCCATTGGGTTAACATAGCAAGAACGCTTGGGTGCCATTCCTTTTTTCTTTTGCGGGTCAACTATTCCTTTGTGCGGGCAATTTCCGCAAATGGAATAATCCTGCCCTGTGCGGTTTGCTGTTATCGGGTCAACTTCAGATAATAATATCCATGTTTGCCCCATGTTTCCGATTTTAGGGTTTTTGCCTTGTGGCTGATATATAACCACTATAGGCTTATTATCAATTAGGCTTGGCCCTTCATATATAATTGTGCTTGTCATTATTCACCCCCTTTAATTTGTTTTACTTCGAAAGCTTCCCCGCCTTTAATGGATTCTATACCCGATTGTTTGGCCACCCTAGAAATGACATAATCATTTAATAGAGTTTTAGCTTCATCATGTTTAATCTTTTTTTGGCTAGTGAGTAAATTAATTAATCTACTCTCATTTTGTCTAACCAAAAAATTTACATTATATTTAAATGATGTGTATTGTATTTCGTTTTTTTGTTTCATTTTGTATGCCTCTTTATTAAGTTTCATATAGAAAGCTTAGCATAATTTTTATAAAAAAAACAATTATTTTTATATAGATTTCTAGAATGATTCTAAATAAGAATATTAGAATATTCTAATATACTAATGCATCAAAATTGATTTTCATGAACCAAAAAAAATATATAGGGGGAGACGATTTTATAGATTAGGGGGGAAAGATTTTATAGATTAGGGGGAGATGATTTTATAGATTAGGTGGGAGGGAATTTCACCCTCCCTGAGTTAACAAAATGATTTACAAGACTAAGTCCCAAAAGATAGCTATTGCGCTTATGATTAGTATCCCTTGTACCCAGTCAGGTGCATTGTAGCAAATTTCTCTAATCTTCTCTAGCATTGTTTGCCTCCATTTGTTTAACTTTTTCCTCAAGCTCGGCCATCTTAGCTTTTTGCTCTTGGTATTTATTTCTACTGTAACTTAAGAATGCATCCTTATTCTTTTGGTAGTATTCTCTGCGCTTTTCTCTTGTTTGCTGGATTTGCTCATCAGTTCTGTTGAGCCTTTTCTCCCGCATCTTGGTAAGAATAGCTGCTTTGTTTTTCTCGTACCACATTTTGTTACTAGCTTTCATCTTGTCCTTGTTTTTATCATAGTAATCAGGGTCGTATTTACTCATATGTCCTCCTTAGAATGGTATGTCTTCGTCTTTTATGATGTCATCATTAAAAACGCTTTCTATTGTTTTAATATCTTCCTTGGCCTTATTGTATTTGCCTGTATCTTCTGCAGGTTTAACACAGATACTTGCGTTTCTTCTGCCGTCACGCTCATTGAACCACAAGGTTATATCCATAACTTTGCCAGCTGGGATGATAATATCTTCCTTAGCTACAAACTTAGGATTGCTTAAGAAAGGTGGTGCGAATGGTTTTTCCGCCTTGATGCCCTCTATTTTCTTGTAGAAAGCATCGGTTTCATCACCATATGCTCTGTCATTGATAAATATATTTATGTATTGTTTTGCCATTTTATCCTCCATAGATAAGGTCAAAGTTTAATTTTGCTGTGTATCTTCTTTTCTTCTCAGGAAGTTCTTTTTTCCCTAACAAGGCAAGACTATACTCTTCTAAATGGTCAATGAGATAGTTTTCATAGTCTTTATTTCTCTCAAATCTCCATATTTTAGTAGCCAATGGTGTCCAATTAACCAAATCTACTTGTTTAACGGGCGTGCCTAACATGTTAAGTATCATCATTTGACCCACTATTTGTGGTAAATAACGCTTTGGAAACTCTTTATAATTAGTTTTCCCCATGTTGCTGCACTTCACTTCAATTAATGTAGATTGGTCCTTACTGATACCATCGGGTGTTGTACTAATATCTACTACAGTATCTTCTTTTAGGTTTAGCCAGTCCTGGATAACATAGTTTTGTTGATTGTCGCCATAATCTCTAGCGGCCATCTTGTTAACTAATATCCATTTACCAATACCACATGTTTCATGCTCGGTACCATAGTCTACATAGCACATCATTTCTTGCGGTATTTCTTTGACCTCGCCAGCCAAGTCTAACTTCAGTTGCTCTTCACGCTTAGTGTCCATGCCAAATGCATAGGCCTTAAACATTGAACTACGAAGATTGTAAGACTTTGCCGAACTGTTTTTCATCGGTTCTACCATCTGCAATACCCCCTGTTTTTAATTGATTTTCTATTTCTTTCTCAACATCTTTAGCATTTTGTATTGCTACAAGGTTGTCATCAGTTACTTTAGTCTCTTCTTTAGGTAAGAATGGTAACTTGTTAGGTGTAGTTGAGCCATTCTGATATAAAGATAGACCTAGTCCAAACTTAGCGAATGCTTTTACCATGCATCGTTGCATGTTATCTTGTATGTCACTTGCATTTGGATTAGATATAGCATTGTAACTATTATCATAAACAGGCAAGAATGCTTCTTTATGTAAGTTACCTATATGTACTATGCATTTGAGTAGCATTGTCCCATCTTCATATTTTTCAGGGGCAAACCATTTAACCTGATATTCAGGATAGAAATGTAACATGATTTGGTCTGCGTAAGCCCATGGTAAATAAGAATATCTACCTTTAGTCTCAACCATACCTGTTATATCTACTTGAGATAAGGTATCAGCTACCTCTTTGTATGTGTATTTTGTCATATTGACCTCCAATATTGTTTTCATGTCCATATTATAATCATAAATTATTTCAAAAACAAGTTGAATATTGAAATAACCACATATATAATCACATTAAATAACAAGTGAGGTACAAAATGAGTAAAGTAAAAGAACTATTATATGATGAGGAGCAAGGAAACTATAAAGATTTAGAAGAGATTGCTAATGAGAATGCTATTATTGCATTTGAGAAACAGGTAGAGGAAAAAGAGAATGAATCAGAGGGAATTTAATTCTTTTATGGATGTGATTGAGAATACATATCCTAAACAAGCTAAGATAAATAACGTACAGCGTGGTATGTTTTGGCTAAGTTTACAAAAGTATGATTTAGATGATTGTATGTCTGCCCTTCTTTTGCATTGTGAAACTGATGATGGTGAGTGGAAACCACAAATATGTCATCTATCTAAGTTTCTAAAAACATCAGAAGATACTATAAGAGTTATGTTTAATGATTTCTTTAAACGTAAAGATGTTAAAGATGAGAAAGCTAAGGCTATATACAATAGATTGGGCGGGTTAGAGATGCATAAGTTACCTGAATATCAAACTAAAAAACTGGAAGATAAGTTTGTACAGTTATATTTAGAAGAAGGTAGTAAGGAAACTTTTGCCGCTCTTCCCGATAAATTAAAAACAAAACTAATAGGTAATAAATAATGTTGCAAGCTGGTAAAGGTGATAGATATAGACCTGTGGACCCAAAGAAATACGGGGATAACTATGACAATATATTTAGAAAAAAAGAAAAAAAGGAGCAAAAAAATGATAACAAAAAATGACATAAACGAAAAAGATATGATTGATGCCATCAATGAAATTGAAGTTCTTTATAGAGTTTATGATGCAAAAAATGAGGATAATTGGAATGAAGAAGATTATCCAAAAGGTTTTAGAGATGGTCAAGGTGAAATATTAGCAGATATTAAAAAAATCTTAGACTTACTTGAACAAAAGAAATATAAAAAACCTGAGATAGTTAAATGATAAGACTAGGTGAAGAGGAATTAGAAAAAGCTGTGATAGAGATTAGAGAAAAGGGTTCTGAACTTGCTGAAGCTGAAGCTCAATATCAATATCTAGAATCTATGCATAAGATAACTAAAGCTACAGTATTTTTAGAAACTAAAGGCCAAGGTTTAACTGTAAGAGATAGAGAATCAATGGCTGAATCACATAAGGATGTAGTTAAATATATACCTTTGATTAAAGAGCAAAAGAAAAGGTATTTGTCTTTGCGACATCATATCAGCAGTATTGAAACCGCTTGTAATTTATTTAGAACTAACTCTGCCAATATCAGGGGAGAGAAAAAACTATATGGGGACCTATCGTGAAACATAACAACGACTTTAAATATGATTTAGATTTTGGAGTAATATCTGAAAAGTTTTATGGGAAAGTAATGCATGATTTAATTGAAGGCAAGACTGAATGTAAAGCTGAGAGAGACCAATGGGCCAAGACTGGCAACATGTTTGTTGAGTTTGAATCTAGAGGTAAGAAAAGTGGTATTGCTACAACACACGCAGAACATTGGGTGGTCTCATTTTATAAAGGAAACAAGTTATGTTTTACGCTAACTGTGCCTATTGAGGACATGAAAAAGATAGCAAGAAAGGGTAAGCTGATACAAGGAGGAGATGAAAATACATCTAAAGGTATGCTTGTAAAAGTAAAAAATGTTATGGATTTCTTTATGAATGGCGAAGAAACCTAATAAAGCTACAAGACGATTATATGAACTAGCTGTCGATTATGGCTGTATTGTATGTAAGAATAAATATGGTGTGTATACTCAACCATGCATTCATCACATAACTGGTGCTGGCATGGCGTTGAAAAGTGATGACTTTATACCCCTTTGTCATCATCATCATCAAGGAGGAGAGGGTATACACACTCTAGGAACCCGTACATGGGAGGATAAATTTGGAAGACAACA